ATGAGATTTATATTCCTCTTTATCAGCGCAATTTCAATTCAATGTTATGCAGCATCAGAAGCAATGGAACTTCATTACTGTGAAACTGTGAAAAAAGCAGCGAGTGGCGTAATGGATGCTAGACAACATGAAGTGCCAGCTAAAGAGTTACATGACATCGCCAATCATCTTGAAGAGCAACAAGCCAAACAACTTTATCAAGAGCTTATCAAATCTGCATATTCTTCAAAGCTATTTGAAGATCCTCTCATTAAGTCAAAAGCTGTCGAAAATTTTCAAACCACGTGGCATGAGCAATGTTTAGCAAAAGAATTAGCTAAAAATATTTGAGGGTGTTATCGGGAAATGGCTAACTTCTAGGCTACTTAGCTTTAAGAAGTAATAAGTGAAAAGGACAATTCTCTTTAAAAATTGATTTGGTATAGGTGTCTTGTGGTTTGACTAAGAAGAGGGTTTTGACTCATACTTATATCGCTGTTATGCAAAGCACCCAGAAGTTCGAAGGTCGGGGTGCTTTTTTGTAATTATAAATAGGGGGGTATTTCGATAGCTATGATTCTAGAATATAAAAAATTATCGAAAGTCTTTAATAGTAATATCTTAAATGATATTACTAAGGGAGATTTTTCATATATTCAGGAAATAGCAGAAAATTTCTTCCCATCTCAAGAGAATGAATTATCATTAAGAGAAATCTATGATTTATCGTTTCAGATTCTTAGTAAACAATACCCAAATGAGTATGTATTTAAAAATTTCATTGCCAATAAAATATTTCTAGGAAAACATTCTTTAAATACGGCGACGATGTTATCGGAGTTTCATGTTGGGATGAATAAAGCCGATTGCGTAATTTTAAATGGAAAATCAATTTGTTATGAAATAAAAACTGATTATGACTCATTGGTAAGGCTTGAGGATCAGCTAAACTCTTATCAACAGTTATTTGATGAAATTTATGTTGTTTGCGCTAAAAAATATGAAAATACTATTTTAAATGAGTTTCCACAAAATGTTGGGGTAATAACCTTGACTTCGAGAAATACACTAAAAATATTACGTAAAGCATCTCAAAGGGAAAAATCATTAAATAGAGATTTGTTGATTGGCTCTATGCGACAAAATGAATATAAATTATTAGCAGAAGAGATAATTGGTGAAAAAATTTCTTTACCGAATATGTTAATGTTTCAAGAGTGTGCTTCAATCATTCATACATATAAAGATGAAGAAGAGTTAAATAAAAAATATATTAAAATTTTAAAGAAAAGCAGAAAAAATAATGGTATGTTTATTGAACACTTACCAAATAGTTTAACTAATGCCGCAATAAGTTATAAGTTTAGTAAGCAAGAATTACAAACCTTAATTAAATATTTTAATGATATGGGGTCAATAAAATGTACTATCCAATCCTTAGAGGAAAACAAAATGAACTTTTAGCTTTACGGGAGTTAGTTGAAGCTAATGTATTAGGTAACTATACGCCGATTATTGAACCTGTTAAAAATAATTTTTCTTCTTTAATTAAAGCTATTGAAGAATTAAATAAAAAAGGTATAGAACCTGTAGTTATAGTCAATCCAGATAAAGGAGACTTCAAAAAAAGTAATCCCATACTTAGTTATAAAAATATTCAAAATAAAAAAGGTAATCTTTCATTCTTACCATGTATTAATTATCAAGATCCTAGAGCTGCGGATATCATTAAAGGATTATCCAGATATTCTATTATATCAAATGGAGCATCTCAGGAATTAGTTCAGGCTTCTCATACTGCAGAGAAAACTATAATTAAAGCAGATGTATCACCAGTCATACTTGAAGAAATGAAAAATGTCATTTTGTTTGATGATTTTTTTCAATCTCAAGATAAAAATGCTAATTATCCATCTGAGTCAAAATTTACAGGAATTCATACATATTATAAAAAATCTCCCAATGTTATTGGTTTTGGGGATTATACGATTACAGGCTCTGAATTCACTGAAAGTGGTGGACCCGCCTATGTTGTTGCAATCCATTTATCGTACATTGATGAAAAACGTTATCATGAAAAATATATAAGGCATTATTTATCATTTGACGATAAAACATCTAAGAAAGGTCCAGATAAGTTCAGGCATGCATTAAATATTTTAATTAATGAAGTAAATAGTAAACAATTTAGTTTTATTGAGAGTAATGGAATTGCTGGGTTCCGTGATTTAAATCATAGACAACATTTTCCCGGATTAGGTCAAGTCAAGAAATTATCTATAATGCATCATATTGAAACATTTAATGACTTTCTAAAGTACTAGAAGAAAAATTATCTATATAATTTTCTATACATTTTTTTGTATGCCAAATAAATAGGAGCCTATAACTAGGCTCCTATTTATTTTATTGTTCAGGAGTATATGTTAATTTAATCCAAAAATGTCTTACATGATAAGGATATCCAGAATCTCTATGATTATGTTGGCTATCGAAAAATAATTTTCTAAATGGTATATCATTGCATTTAATACCAATTTTATCTGGATCTGATTCTAAATAAGTTTTCCACTCAGTAAGAGAGGTAATAGCTGGTTTTTGAGTGTTTTGGTGATAGATAATTATACCTCCATGATACCCATTATCATTCCCTCGACTATAGCGAGTTGTTAATTGTTGAAAACCACCATACGTATTGCCGTTTCCTTTTTGGAGTTTGCATTCACCAAACCAACTAAAAGGAGGGTCTTTAAGATTTATATCAACATGGCCATTACTGTCTCCATCATGAGTAACAGGATAACCACAACATCTTAATCCATTAACAATAAATGCAGTTATTAAGTCCTCACCTTGATTATGTAAATGATTACATTGTAATTCTAGTTCGCTAATTTGGCTTTCAAAATCAATATAAAACTGTTTTATATAAGCTTCATAGTCTCCTTTCACTCTAGCTCTTTTTCTAAGAAGTAGACTTTTTTCAAAATGATTTGAAATATCAAATTTTTCAATATCAATGGACATTTAGATCTCCTAAAAGTTCCTCAGAAATTGAAAAAAATGTTGTAATCATTTTAGAAAACTCCAATTCACTTATTTCTTCTTCAGTGAATGGGTTTATAAATTTATTTTCAAGAATAAAATCAGTCACTTCATTAAAACTTAAAATAATACTTTCATCTGTTTCAATATTATGTGCTTCAAAAATTTCCACAAGAATATTGACTCTTTCATCGCTTAAAATTGCTAATATTAATTTAAAGTTCTGAATAGGAAAGTCTTTGGGATATTGAGCTATTTCTTTTAAACGCGAAAATGTTAAATGTTTTAAATTAGAAGGTTTCCGAGACTCTACTAAAAATAAAAAAATCTTAGTAGAGCTTTCATATATTACAGAAAGTTGATCGCTTTTCTCAAAAAAGCATCTTTCACGTAACCGTGAAAGATATTTTTCGGTAATAGGTTTATGATTCATGGGCTTTTACTTATTATTTTGAAAAAGCTATCAATTTATTAACCATCTCATTAAGATCCTTTGCAGAATTTACTGTGATGGTAACATTTGTTAGATAGGGTGTAGGTAAATTTAATATATACCAACTACCTTTTAATAACAAATCCTTTCTATCATTGAACTTTTTTCCTCCATAAATCTTTTTAATATCATATGGTTGGATGTTTGCTGAAGCAGTCCCTCCAACATGATATTCACCCTCACGCACGTCATCTATACCGCCACGTGCTATTTCCCTATGTGCTACACCATCATCAGTTTTAAAGGCTAATTCTTTAATAACACCCGGTTGCTCTTGATATAATTTAACTACACAAGGAAATAAGTTGATACCAGTATCATCGATAGTGTGACCAAGACCTGAAGTTTGTCTAATTAAATTTACAAGTCTAGCTATCTCTGCTTTTAAATTTTCATCTTGGAATTGATTAGCTAAATCAGCTGAGAGAATTATATTTTTTTTCTCGGTATCAAAAATGATAGAGTTAAAGCAAGGTAAATCAACTGTTTTATAGGCAAAAACACGGTCATATTCTTCGTCAACAAAATCTTGTTTTAAAGCAAATACACCTAAATCAACTTTTGTTGATAATGATCTAATTGATTTAAATGTATAAAAAGTTAAATTCCCATGAATAGTTTTGATATATTGATAATCTAATGCATTGTCCAAAATAGAAGAAAAGTCTCCATCAAAACCCTCAGATAAATCATCAAGAATTGTTAAGATATTGTCATAATTCTTTGGGGTTTCATATATAGTTAAATATTTATCTCTAAATAAAATTGTGGAAAACAAATCATTTTGAAAAGCTTCCATTATTTTATCAAGCATATCATTATTAATTTGATTATCATCTAAATCTGAAATAAGTTTATAGGTATCTTCCCATGAACTTTTTGTATTAAGTAGTCCATTCAATTTAAAAATAGTATTAATACTACCGCGAAGTGTATAACCTCTATTTTTATAAAATTTAACCCCTTTCTGAATAAAAGACTGTTTTTCTTCAAAATTTTGATACATTTTTGCCTCTATATAAAGTATTAAATTTATACATCCCTACATAACCCAAAAACTTTTTTAAGCAATTTGCTTTCCTTAAGGAATGACATGAGCTTTTCATATTATTCAGGGTTTAAGGGCTTCTAAATATATAACGTTGCTTGTTACGTTCAATTTTTTGAAACTTATTTCCATTTCTGCGTCGCATACAACGATAACCAAATCACCTGTTTTTTAAATCACTTATTTGAAAGTCAGGATTTACATACTTTAACATTTGGTTTGAGTTCTGAAAACAACCATTATTAAATAATATTTAAATTATAATTATTTTGTCATCTTTAAAGTTAGTGCAGTTGGGGCGAACTCTGCTTTAGTCCCATATTTTCATCTACTAATAAATTATATAAAACTTATTTCATACTGAAATTGATATATGAAATTTAGCCAAGCAAGAGGGTGGTGTTGCAGCAGAATATAAAGCGCTCTTTAATATGAATTTTGCCTAGTCAAAACTAATCAATAGACAATAAAAAAACCACTTAACTCTTTCGAATTAAGTGGTTTTTAAATCTTGGAGCGGGAAACGAGACTCGAACTCGCGACCCCAACCTTGGCAAGGTTATAATATTTTAATTAAATCAATTGCTTAAAATTGAGTGGTGGCGCAATGGTGGCAGGGCTTTTTATTGTAATAAAATATTTAAATTACCTGCATTTTGTTTAAAATAATTCTTATTCATTGGTACCTAAATTTAACATGAAAAAATTTAAAATTATATGCACCCTAATTTTTAGCTTTTTATTTTTTTTAAGTTGCTCAATTTTCTTTAAGCATCAATTTAATATTGATGGTGATTATCTTTCTGCTTTTTCAACAATTGTTGCTGCTACTGCTGCATTTTATTTTTATACCGATTGGAAGGATGAGCATAAATTCAATCTATTGAAACAGCATCAGGACTATTTAAAGATCAAAGGGGCAAAATTGCTTGAACATTTTAGAAAATCTCAGGTGTTGTTTGCCACAATTGAAGGTTCTACTGTGCAAGAAGGTGAAAAGAAATGGATTGATGCTTGTGTTGAAATTAGATTGTTCTCATTAGAATTAACAAATATTCAAAAATCCCTCCTAGAATATAAAAGTTGTCTTTCTACTTTTGACTCAAATGAAATTTTGGAAAAACATAGGGATAGGTTGGAGAAATACAGTACTAGGATTTCACAAATTAATGATGAGTTTGTATCTAAACTTCCATTTTATACTATAAGTACAAGTCCGCAGTGTTCAGATGTTTTGGAAAGTTGGAGGGATTCCATAATAAAGTTTGATTTTTTTTGTTCTGTAGAAATGTCTGATTTTTATTTTAAATACTTAAAAACAAAATAAATAAAGGGGCATAAAGCCCCTTGTTAATTTTTCCGTCTAGCTTGCCTTTGGGCTTTAGCCTTATTCAGATTATCTAAAATTGGCATGACGGTTGCAGGACTATAAAGGTGCTTCCCATCACCGCCAAGATTAAACGCTCTTAATTCATCAATAATGGTTTTTCTTGATAAATTATACCGTTCCATTAACCATGAAGCCGGCACACGATTTGGTATTTCTTCTGCTTTAATTTCTAAAACCTTGCCGATGTTTGGTACATCGTCATGTATAAAAATCTGTGGCGGTTTTTCTGATTCAACTACAACAATATATTTTCCCATCTTTATACACCTTATGTTTTAGCAATGTTCTCAGGAGTAATCACAGAGGGTCAGCAATGCGATTACACCTGTAGAACATTGCTAAGAATGTTCATTAGAAAAATTTAAAAAGGCATGTCGTCCAAATGCTCTGTTTTAATAACTGGGTCAGGAATATGAAGAGTGCAGCTTGATACCAAAACATGAAATTCTTCACCAGGATTAAGTTTTGCCAATCGATGCGCTTCACGTTCAGCATTCGCATAGCTTTCATGCTTAGAAGTTGGATTGCCGCGGCCTTCACTCCAAACTAAATAAAATGGTTTCATGACTGTTCTGCTCCTTCTATTTGTTTCTCTTTGGCAAACAATGCTTCTGCACCATCTTCAGTAAAACCTATATCTATTAAGAAAAAGCCATGTGGTGCCACAGGTTCCCATTTAGATAAATCTGATGAGTCCATAATTTCCAAAAATTGATCATCAGAAACACTACCTTCTAAATAAAGTCGAGTAGTGACAATATTGAAGTGTTCCTTTAGTTGATCCCAATCGCGTTGACTCAACCATTCTTGATCAGCATGATTGTCATCTAGATATTTAAGATATTCAGGATGTACCCAACAGCCCATTACATCTCTGATAATTTCGGAAGGTTTTAATTGATTAATCATCCCTCAGCTCCCGATTCGCTTGCATAAATAGTTTGTATGACTTCACCATTAGCATCTTTAATTTCAACAGGTTCTTTATTGCATAACCGCTTATGCAGGGTTAAAAGCCGATCTATAACAACCCGAATACTTTTTTCATTGTGGAATTTAAAAACTATGTGTAGTTCATCATCATCAGCGATACGGTTAGCTTGATTATTCCCGCCAACCACACCACCACCATTTTTACCAAACATTAATGAATATGAGCCTTGGTATATGCCTTCCATCACATCAATGTCACCATATCCAAAAGTAAGAACTGGAACTTCTGGCACCGCCTGAGCTTTGGATTTTTCTAACTCAACAAACATGCGCTCTACAATTTCAGTAAAAGTACAACCTTCCATGTTGTTGTCTGCACCAAAATGACAAAGCTTGTGAATCGTTCTTAAGCCATGTATTTCGATAGTTTCTGGATTATTCAAATCTGTCATGCCGCCACCTTCATTTTTAAAATGTTGTGAGCTTTCAAACGTTGGCGCAGGGTTCCACGGTTCAAGCCAAGCAATTCGGCTGCTTTAGTTTGGTTGCCACGTGTTTTAATTAACGTTTCCGCAAGCAAAGGCTTTTCTAAAAGGGCCATCACTTCTGCATGTGCATTGGTAGTGTTTGACTCAAGCACAGCTCTAATTTGATCTATTGAAACAACAGTTGATGTATTCATGCTGCGACTCCCGATTTAATGTTTTTGAAAAGAGGGTTGAGGGCGGTAATATCCAGTTGTTTTTTTGCACGGGTTGCGGCTACATATAACAAGCGTGCTTCATCTGGTGTTAATGGCTTTTCACCTTCAGAAACTGCTTCTTTATAGAAGTAATCACCGCCTAATTTGACCTTGTTAAATTCAAGGCCTTTTGATTTGTGAGCAGTTGTCACAACACAGTCATAGTCGTTAGAGCTGCTTTTTAATAAGGCTTCAATGAGTGCGTTTTCACCTACTTTTTCAATCAGGCTCACAAGTGGTTTAATGTCGCTATTTGATACTTCATGACTGTATTCAAGTACTTCTTCCCACGTGCTGAAGCCTTCAAATGCACTTCCATCGGCTACGCGAACACCTGCTTTAACTTTTTTGGCATCTTCAATATTTTTAATTAAAGAACCTGTATCAACTTCAAGACGTGGTTCACGGCCTAATTGAATAAGCTCAACCATGTGTGAAAGCGCAGCGGCATTAGTGCGGAAAATAATTGCATCGGCTACGCTGTCATGAACTTCGCAAACTTGTGATTCAATTTGTTCAAAGCCACGCAATGGAATTTCTTCATCAAGCACATTGAATAAAATTGTGTTTGCTAGGTCAGCAATATCTTGACCAAAACGGAATGACTGGCTTAGTCGTGTTTCAGGTATTTCAAGCGATTGCATTGCATTTACAGCACCACGAAATGCATAGATTTGTTGGTGTCTGTCACCAACATAAATGACCTGAGCGCTTTGATTATTTAGTACATTAAGCATGATCGGGTCAGCATCTTGTGCTTCATCAAACAAAATAAAATCTGTGTTGATGACTGGTTTACTGAGTGCCCAATACTTTAAATAGTGGTCATGCTCTAAACGGTTTACACCGAACGGGTCAAGAATGTCTTGCCAATAGTCATTAGCCTTAGGCAAAAGAATTTTTGCAAGTTCAGCTCGATGTGTTTCTTCCATCCAATCAGGAAGAGCAGCATAAACTTGTGCTAACTGGATTTCTGAATAATTAGATCGGCAAAAATAACCAATGGCATTAATTAAAGAAGTAGCCATGCGCTTATTGTTGAATAAACGTTTTTGATCATCTTCACCGCGCTGTTTAGTTAAAGCCACGGGTACTTGATACGATTCAAGGTCATGACGTGAAGCAATTTGATTCGACATTAAGCGACGATTTTTAAGCTTATTGGTAAACCAACGCGGTACTGAATTAAATGCAAGACTATGGAAAGTTTTGCAGCGAACGTTTCGATTAAATTTGCTTTCTGCTTCTGTAGCAATTGCTTTGTTAAATGCCAAGTACATACCAGATTGATAGCTTTTAGCATTACCAATTAATTTAAGTGTTGATGTTTTTCCTGCGCCTGCATAAGCCGTAACCTTGCAAGACTCTCCGTTAATTGCCATATCAATGGCTTGTTTTTGTTCAATAGTTGGTTTCATGGGTGAATTTCCCTAAGCACCCTTAAAATTAAGGGCGCTCGTATAAAATTTATTTAAAAAGAGCTAATGAGTTACGCGGTTAATTCAGCCGTTTTTCTTTCAAACAATGCGCTGACAGAATCAATTTGTGCATCAGTTAAGAATGATGTGTTTGGTTCAAATTGCTTTTCCATAATTGAATTGATTGCTTCAATTGAGTTTGCAATTTCCAAATCATCTACAAGCTGAAGGTAAAATTTCTGATTTGCGTATGCGTTTTTAATATCAGTCTGTGCCGGTTCGCCAAGATCAGACGGAATGGTTGAGCCAAGAGTTTTTAAATCTGCTAGGTTTTCAACCTGCCCAATATCTTGAATGCATTTTTCAACATTGAATGACACAGCTAAATCAATCACCTTAGCTTGCTTTACTTCACGTTCCGCTAACTGCGCTTTTAAGCCTGTGGTACCTTGATGCTTTGGAAGATTTGATGGTTCAGGTGTTACATCAACTTCTTTGTCGCGTTCTTCTTCAGCTACGCCAAAGCCTTTTAAAATATCGGTGAACTCATCACGTAATGCCCAACCACGCGCACGCATTTGCATCATACGTTTAGGGTATTGTGACCAAGGACCTTGCTTGCTTAATAAACCTGCACGTTTAGCATCTTCTTTAGAAAATGTTTTAGTTACCGCCTTTTGACCTTTACGTTTAACGGTACAAGTCGCCATCTCTTCTGTTTGAGTTTCTTCAAACTGTTCAAGTAATCCTGAGCTACGCACAAGAGCAAGCACAGCGTCACCCCATAGAGAAGGGCGACCATTAATCACAGCAATGTTTTGCATTGCTTGAAGTGGCTGTAATCCAATTTCAGCACCCCATTGCATTGCAACTAAAATGTTGCCTGGTTTTTTCTGATAGTCCTTTGGAACAATTTCAGAGTTTGCCAATAAATCCGCAACCTGCATTGCTTCAGCTAAAGTTGTCGGAGTTAAAAAGCCAGTGTTTTGAACTAATGCATTCATGATAAGTTTCCTTAAATTAGAGATTCTTTAAATTTGGTTGAAATACGAAATACACGCGTACTACTGGTATTGCTGTATTTCTCGAATAATTCGGGTTGTTCTTTCTTCAACAGCTTGCTATCAACGCGTGTTGAAGATTGTTCTTTGTATGTGCAGATTGATTTGCCTTGGCTAATCATCATTTCCGCATCCTGCATAGCAGTAACCAATTCAAGCTTGATTGCTTCTTCACGTGCTTCAGCATCTTTTTTGGTTTGCTGAACCGTAATGAGTTCTTCGGTAAGCTTGATTTGATTAAAATTGGCTTCAACCTGTTTGCCGATTACGTGTTTAGACCAACGATGTAGAACATCATCAAAGCAAGTCGGGTCGGGTGGTACGTCTGCAAGCACATGGTTAAACCAAAATGCTTTTACTTGATTGAAAATAGATTTAATTAAATCTTCATCGCGTTCGATGCGGTACATACGGAACTTATTGCCGCCAATCAACACAGCTAAATGAATAACTTGACAGCCTGTAATCATTAGGTACCAAAGACATTGAGTTAGGTAATAGTCTGGTATCTGGTCAGTGTCTTGTTCACCGAACAACTTGCTCATGTACTCACTAGCTGTTTTACACTCGAGCAACTGATCAGTAGTTAAAGCACCATCTTTAAAGCGTACGTTCCCTGAAATTTCAGGATTGATCACGGCACGGTCAATATTCCCAAGCGCCCAAGGGTGATCTTCCAAAAATAACTGCTGTTTTACGCGCTGCACTTTCATACCTGTTCGGCGTGAAAACTCTTTAGCAACTACATCTTCAAGCAAATTACCAAAGTGAGCAGATTCATTTTGTTCTGACTTTTCACTACGGCCTGTTTTATCAAGCCATAATTGATATGGTGATTTATAAGGGCTAAAACCTAGAATGGCTGCTACATCAGAACCGCCAATACCTTTTTTACGGTTTGCTAGGAATGTTTCACGGTCAACATGTGTATTCATATTAGCCACCCAACTTTGCTAATTTAGTTTCAATTGATTCTTCAAGCGCTTCATTGATCTTTACAAGCTCAAAGCGGTCGATATAGGCATTTACAACACCTTCTTCATCAACAACATTGATTGGCTCTAAGCGTTCAATTTGTATGCCTGTAGCACGGTTAAAACCATTGCTGTTGTCATATCCTGAGAAATCAAAACCAACTTCAATACGAAAGCGCATATCACTGGTAAGAATTGATGCATGACAATCAACGTGGCAGTCGTTGTAAGGTCCTAAATCCAAGTCATCTACTGTGTAAATAGGTGAAAAAATACTTATTTGCTGTGGGCCTAAATTTTTATAAGCCATGTGAGCAGACGCTAGTGCAAAACTCATCGTCACCACCAAAACAACAATCCCGCCAATAAAACATGTTCCAAAACCTAAAGCAGGGCTGTTTTTATATGCGTCTTTAATTGCCGCAATTAATTGGTCGCGTTTATTACGCAAAGCTTTTTTAATGCGCTTTACTTTTTGTTTTCGAATTAATCCTTTAATCAGATTACGATGATTATTTGAAATTTGACTAACCATAATGTTCTGTTCCATAATGACCCCGTTATCTTTAGCTGTTGAATAACAGTGAAGAAGTAATGCTTGTTTAGATCGCCCCGTCCTTCGCCAAAATTTCGGGGCTTTCTTATGTCTAAAAGTTAGAAAAAATTAAACTGAACCTTCCAGAATTTGCACATAAGAAGGAATGCCGTTTAATTGACCTTGAACTTCATCATTCCCAACAGTTTTGCCGTGACGAACATACTCAACGGTGTCTTCCATTGATTTTTCGATAGCTTTTTCAAGTTGATCTAAGTCATACCAGAACGTAATCACACCTTCTTTAATGCGATAGCGGAAACGAGCAGGCAAGGCATAGTGATTGCCACCACGATGTACTTGGATACCGAAAACGATTTGTTCAGGGATAGTGAGATTGCCCGCAGTGCCGGCACGTGCTTCAATTGTTTCGTTGTAAGTCAATTGAACTTGGCCGTTATCTGTGCGGATGCCAGATTTAAAATCAACATTCGTTTTTGCATTCAATGTTTGTACGATTTCATACAAAACTGCTGCGTCTGGTTGGTTGATGTAAGGCATTACATCTTCTAGGAACAAAGCAAAGTTTGTTTGGCTGAATTTTTCACCTGACTTATCTTCAATTTTTTTAAATTCAGGGGTTTTTTCTGCGACAAAACGAGCAATATGTTTGCAATGACGTGGTGAGAGTTCAGCACCTTCATTTTCAACAGAGTTATCAACTTTGTGATAATCAAGTACTGCTTTAAATTTACCTTCCAACACATCAACAAAAACTAAAGAGTTCTTGTCTGCATATCGAGAAACATACGCAATAAAGTCTTTAGCTGTATTTAAAGAAACACTTTGCTCTAAGTTAATAGGACGAGCTAATAACTCTTTAAATGGGTGTACTTCACTACCTTCAGGCACTACAACAAAAGGCAATACATCTGTTGATTTAGTAGCTGTTTTCAAGCTTTCTTGACCAAGCTTGTAATTAGTTTCTGCAATATTGTTAAGTTCGCTCATTGGTTTTTCCTGTAATGGCTTGTTTAGAAAAAATTATTAAAAACAGTTATTAAGCAAGCTAATTAATTAACTTAAAGACTTAATTGCTGGTTTGTTATCAGTTGGAACTTGCTTGAGCTCGACTGGTGTACCCGCATCAATGTGCTCAAGATTTAATTTCTGTTGGCGTGGGTCTTCACGTACAAGCTGATGGTCGCCATCTGTAAATAGAACAGTTGGTTCTTTGTCGAATTTAGGAAGAGTGGACTTAATATCGTCCTGAATTTTGTAGGTACCACGGCCATTAGGCTTAATTGTCAAAGTAACCGTTACTTTTGAAACTTTGCCTGTGTCGTTTGAAGCTTGGAGTGCTTCGGTCAAAAGCTCATCGAGTTGTTCAATCGTGTCGCCACGTTGAAGATTTGCTAGGGTTTGACTGAATGAAGTGTTCTTAGCTGGCATAACATTCACCTAACTTTTGAGTTTAGTAGTTGGTGATGTAAATATCGCAATTAAGATATTAATTGTCAATAGCAATCGAGATAAATATTGCAATCAAGATATTTTGTATTTCTTTAAAACGATAAAAAGCCCGCATAAAGCGGGCTATTGAGATATTAAAAATTATCTTCTAATTCTTTTGAGTTGTGATTTCCACCAGTACTGACCAATTACATATATCCCTTCTGATTCAATACGAGCAGGGGAATAATACTCATCTGGAAAACGAACTTTATCTTCATTTCGTGATACAGCTTTAAAACCGCCTTCACCTTGTTCATTCCAATTAAAGAGAAATTTTACTTTTGTATCTTCTCCAACTTGAAAGGCATAGATTTCACCGTCAAATATTTTTGTTGCAGACCTATCAACTGCAATAACTTGACCGTCTGAAAATTCGGGGTACATGCTTTCGCCTTGTACAACAACTGCTTCTGAATCCTTGATACTTACGTTGTAAGCGTCAAGGGAGTCACGACGAAACCAAAGTTGCTTTGGCGCTTGTGGGGTTTCATTCATATATCCATATCCCGCACTAACATGAACATCATCGTAGTACTTGATTGCCACCATATTTGCAGGAATTTCGTCACCGTCTTCCCATACGGCTAATTGCTTATCTTCTATTAATTTGGCATTTGAACCGCCAAATATTATGTACTCAGACGTACTGTTTAATGCTTTAGCAATGGTGGCAAGTTTATCAGCCGCCATAATTTTTACATTATTCTCAAAGTCAGAAATAGATGATTGGCCTACGCCTGTCTTTTTAGAAAGTTCTTTTTGATTGAGACCCGCTTGAGTTCTTAAAAAGCGTAAACGATCACCTGGTGTTAAATCTGCCATTTTAAAAATCCTAGCTTCTCTATATCGCAATTGTGATACAAAACCTTATCGATATGGAGATTGCATTAATATCGCAATTAAGATAAATTACTTCTAAAGCGATATAGTTATTGGAGTATCTATGGAAAATTGGCAAGAAATAATCGCTGATATTAAACAAAGCGGTATGACTCAACCACAAATAGCTGCTGAAGTTCCTTGCTCTCAAAGTTATGTAAGTGACTTAGAGAATGGCAAAAGAGGACAACGCATTTCCCACAAGATTGCTTCTGGTCTCTTGGCTCTTCATAAGAAAGTTACTCAGAAAGCGGAAGAAACCACATGAACAAATTATTAGTTGATCTGTCTGCAAGTGCCAGAAATGGCGTCTCCCGAATATTGCAGGCACTTGCAACAAACAAAAATATTGAAATTGCCGACCATCTAAATGTAGATGCAAGCACCTTGTCGAGAATGAAAAATGACAAGAAAAGCAATGGCTTAACTGAAATTGAAAACTTTTGCGAGCTATTGAGCTGCTTAGGTTTGAAGGTGGTACCAAAGGATTATCAAAGTATTGATAAAGAACGGGTAGCTGCTCTTTTGGTGATGTCAAAAAGTTGGATGAACCGTATTGAAACCGTTGATGACCTATTTCATGACGAGATCAGCGGAAAAAAGGAAAAACTTGGATATTAAAAAAGCCTGATTTCGTGGATCAGGCTTAGTTGTTCATTAACCAGAAGGATTAAATCACATGACTAATTTAACAGAACATAAGTGCAAAAACAAATGTCCTGAGTTTAAAGGAGAGCAGTGTAATCACTGTTTAGTTCAACCTGTGGAAATGCGAAAAATTGAAGATATGGGCGATGACCGTCACATTGAAAATCATGTTTCAAAAAACTGTCAGGTTTTTTCTTGCGATGTATCGCTGCACCTCAGCCGTGCTCATCAAGCTATGGGAGAGGTGTCATGATCGAAAAACTAACTTTTAAAAATCTTGGTAAACATCAAGACGATTGGGCAGTTGTCTATCTTGATCCTAACAATACTTACAGCAAATGTGGTGGTCGGATAACTGTAATTCTTGGCGATTATGTAGGTTCTGCTTTTTTTAGTCATTGTGGAACTGAAACTTTTAAACAGTTTATCGCTAAAACACACTCTCACTACTTAATTGGCAAACTATTTAATCAAAACAATGAAATTGAAGACTCTGTTTTTATTGAAGATGGAGCTGAAATTCTTGAACTTATTTACCGTGACAAGAAGGATGAAATTAAGCAAGCAAGGGCAGAGGGTAAAGAATCTTTATCGAGAGATGCTTTAAGAAGCCTTTATAACGCATTGTATGAGGAACAATTCCACACAACCGATGAGCTTTATAGACACCTTGATTCTGATGAACAAGCGACTATGGAATGTTTATTTGGTGAAGAGTGGATTTATGGCGATGCACTAAAAAAAGACAATCCTAAATATCTTTATGTTGAATCAATGGTGAGTTCAATCATTGCCGAGTTTAAGAAATTAAGCGAGGTGTCGGCATGAATCTAGCACTTTTCTCAAATGAATTGATCATAGATAACTTTGCGGGCGGTGGCGGTACCAGTACTGGCCTAGAGGCTGCATTTGGTCGCGCTGTTGATATTGCAATTAACCATGATCCAAAAGCTTTAGCAATGCATCGTGCTAACCATCCAGATACGAAGCATTATTGCGAATCTGTTTGGGATGTTGACCCTATAGAAGCAACTCAAAATCAGCCTGTCGGTTTAGTTTGGCTTTCACCTGATTGTAAGCACTTTAGCAAAGCAAAAGGCGGTAAACCTGTTGAAAAGAAAATCCGTGGCCTTGCTTGGATTGCTTTGCGTTGGGCAGATTTAACACGCCCACGCGTAATAATGCTTGAAAATGTTGAAGAGTTTAAAACGTGGGGCCGTCTTGGTGAAGATGGTAAGCCTTGTCCAAAACATAAAGGTGAAACATTCCGTAGTTTCGTGAAGGCTTTGCGCTATCAAGGTTATAGCGTTGAATGGCGTGAACTTAAAGCATGTGATTATGGCTCTCCAACTACAAGAAAGCGTTTCTTTTTAATTGCTCGTCGTGATGGCTTGCCTATTGTTTGGCCTAAACAAACGCATGGCGACCCTGAATCTAAAGCTGTTTTAACTGGCAAATTAAAACCTTGGCGCACCGCAGCGGAATGTATTGATTGGTCTTTGCCTTGCCCAAGTATTTTTACAAGACAAAAATCACTTGCTGAAGCGACATTGCGAAGAATTGCCACGGGTACTATGCGCTATGTGGTAAATAACAAAAATCCATTCATTGTTCCAATGAGTGCTACAAACTCAAGTCCTTTTATCTCTACTTATTACGGTGAAAAGAAAAAAGGTGAAGTACGTGGTGTTGAATTAAATGCACCACTTAGAACATTGACGACTGAAAATAGATTTTCTTTAGTCGCACCAGTTCTTACAGAGTGTGCAAATGCTTCAACTCCGCGCTGTATGCCTGCAAATGAACCATTAAGAACAATCTGTGCCGGTGTGAAAGGTGGGCATCATGCGCTTGTTTCTGCATTTTTAGCCAAAAATTACACTGGTGTAATTGGTAGTGACGCTGATAAGCCAATTCATACAATTACATCGAAAGATCATCACAGCATTGTCGCTAGTCACCTGGTCAAGCTACGCAATAATAATATCGGTCATCGTGTTGATGAGCCTATTCACACTATTACTTCAAGCGGTGCGCACTTTGCTGAAGTTCGTGCATTCCTTACTGCTTTCTATGGAAATGAACGTGACGGAAACAGTATTGATAATCCGCTGCGCACTATTCCAACAAGAGATAGATTCGGTCTAGTTACTGTTGAAGGTCAAACATACCAAATTGCTGATATCGGTTTTCGCATGCTTCAACCACATGAACTTTTTAAAGCTCAAGGTTTTCCTGATGACTACATTTTCAGTTATGGAATTGATGAGCATGGGAACACTGTAAAACTGACTAAAGCAGAACAAACCCGCATGGTCGGTAACTCTGTTTGCCCTCAACTTTCTGAAGCACTTGTGAGAGCTAATTTCTCTCATGAAAAGAAATATCAGGGGGCAGCATGACAGCGATGATCACCCTTGAACCAAGCCGTTACATGAAACGTAAGGGCTTTGGCAATGAAAACTGCAAAGCAATAAAACAATCAGTTCCTTTTGTTGAAGCACGTCGTGGTGAATACACACATCGAGTTCGCCACGTAACGCTTATTACTTTCCGAAATAAATCACATTTTGCCGTGCATTGTTGGTGCGGCATGACCATGTGTGTCGGTGGCACAGGGAAAGGAACAGGGATTTTACTTGATACACCAAGCGCTAATCGTCCTATGTGCGCTACCTGCGAAGGTAGGGTAATTGGTGCAGGCTTGCTTGGTTCACGTGAAATATCTGGCCGACAAGTTATGTATCGAGCAAGTGAGGTGCTGTCATGAGCTTAAAGCATCCTCTTATTCGCTATCACGGCGGTAAATTTCGAATGGCCGATTGGATTATTCGTCATTTCCCAATTCATGAAACTTATGTGGAACCTTTTGGCGGCGGTGCTTCTGTATTACTTCAAAAGACCCCAAGCCGCGTTGAAGTCTATAACGATCTTGATAGTGATGTGGTCAACTTCTTTGAAGTCCTACGTGATCAGCAGCTTGCTGAACAGTTAGCAATTCAAATTGAGCATACACCTTATTCACGTACTGAGTTTTTCAATGCTCGAGCTGACACAACAGACAAAGTTGAGCGAGCACGTCGTTTGGTTGTACGCGCTCAAATGGGTTTTGGTAGTGCAGGTGCGACTAAAGGTAATACAGGTTTTCGATTAGACACAGCTCGAGGTGGTAGTGACATAGTTACTATTTGGCAACGTCAGCCTGAACTTGTACTTCAAGCTGCTGCCCGTTTAAAGAAAGTTCTTATCGAAAATAGAGATGCAATTAAGGTCATTCAAGACCATGACAGAGCAGAGACTCTATTTTTTGTAGACCCTCCTTATGTGATGGATACACGGTCAATTGGATGTAACGCCTATCGATTTGAAATGTCGAACGATGACCATGAAAACCTAATTTCAGTTCTTAAAAATGTAAAAGGCAAAGTCATTCTTTGTGGTTTTGAGCATCCAATTTATGAAGCATTGAATTGGAAAAAAATTACTAAAACTGTTGCAGCTTCTGGACAATCTGGCTCTGTTCCAAGAGAGGAAGTTCTATGGATTAACCCCCAAGCTGAAAAACAGAATGATTTATTTAGTGAGGTGGTATGAGCAACCAAGACGTAGATATTTGGATGCCAATTTATATTGGTGACATGCTTGCTAAGACCACTCGAATGACCACCGAGCAAATCGGTGCGTCATTTTTACTCATGATGGATTATTGGCGCAATGGTGCAATACCAGATGACAACAACGTTATTGCAAGCGTAATTCGTTCAAATTTGAGTAAGGCGAAGGCTTTAAAAACTATCTTGATAAATTCAAATTTATTTGAAGTAAAAGACAGTGAATTATCTTCAAAATATTTGGACGATTTAAAGTCTCAAGCTGAAAGTAATAAGTCTTCAAAGTCAGAGCGCGCAAAGAAAGCAGCGGAAGCAAGATGGAACAAAGAGCAAGATTCTAGTAACACTAATGCATCTACTGAGCATCAATCTAGCAATGCTAATGCATATGCACAAGCAATGCATAAGCATGATGCAAGCAATGCTCAAGGTATGCTTGAGACATGCCCTTCATCGTCACCTTCATCTATATATATACATACACAATCAGAAACGCCAAATTCCCTCGATGAAGACCTGAGTTTGTGGAAACCCTCACTTCATGAAATTAACTCATGGAGACAAAGAGCAGGGTTACCGAAAACAACTCAGGATGAGTTTGATACGTTCATGATTACCTTCCTACCGCATTACGCACCTGAAATCCGTTCAGGTCGTCTCATTGAAAACAAGATTTACGCGAAATATATCCAGTGGGTGAAAGACGATGCTTTGAAAGCAAGCCGTCTGGCGAAAAGCAAACCCGCTGTTAAAACCAATTCGGCTAATGATTCTCGAAACGTCAATGACGCTTGGAAAGATGAGCCTAAATCAGATGATCGCCCGTTCACAGGAACCGTGAACATACCGGAGGATTTTTAAGATGAATGCGATGGTGAATATTTTAAACGGCTTCAAAATGGCTGAAGGATTCTGTGAAATCCACCAGGTGCAAAAAGTGCAAGCGGGACCGCATCAAATTTGCCCACACTGTGCAATTGACCATGTTCACGATTCAAAGCAAGGCGACCAATCACGTGTTGATCAGATGGTGCGTGATAAGCATTTTGGCGGTGCAATGCTTCCTGAACGCCATGCTCACTCGTCATTTTCAAATTATCAAACTCGTACACATGCACAAGCACATACGCTTACGCAATGCATCGAGTATGCACAAGAATTACTTGCAGCTTATGCGAATGACAAAAAATCCCCTAAACCTACAAATAAATCCAATTTCATCATGGTTGGTTCAACTGGTACGGGTAAAACGCATCTTGGTTGTGCTACTGCAAAAACACTTCTCAAAAAAGGCCTGTACGTTCGATACATCACAAGTGAAGAGCTTGCGCAGCGTGTCATGAATGCATGGGATAAGGACACAAAAGATCAATCAGAAGCATCGGTAATTTTTGAGTTCACCCAATACGATTTATTAATTCTTGATGAATACGGTTTGCATGATCGCGACAAGCGTTTAGAGCTTGTACATAAGATTTTGACAGTACGTTATGACCGTAAAAAACCAACGATGCTCATTTCCAATTTTTCAATGAACAAACTCAAAACAGATTTAGGCGACCGTCTATGGTCACGCTTTCAGCATGACGGTTTACACACTGTTGAGTGCAATTGGTCTGATGCAAGGGTGAGCCAATGAATCAAATTTTGAAATGTGAAATTGCAATGTCACCGCCTTCAGTCAATCACTATTGGATGGCAAACGGTAAGAGACGTTACATCAGCGCCAAGGGTAAAGCATTTCAAAAAATGGTAGGCCTTTTTGTGAAGGCTAAACATAGTCCATGCCGCTTAAAAATGAGTGTGGTTTTCCATTTTCCTGACCGTATGCGTCGTGACATTGATAACCACTTAAAAGCATTGCTCGATAGCTTGGTCAAAGCAGGCTTATGCCTAGACGATGAACAGTTCGATGAAATTATCGTGAAGCGTGGGAATGTGATTAAAGGCGGTTTAGTTGAGTTGGAAGTATGGGAGATTTAATCATGCCAGTACTTGCTTTCCTGCCTGAATTTGTCGTGAAAGACAAGGTGAAAAGAGATTCAACACCAAAGGTGACTGAATCAGACGTAAAGAATATTAGAACTTTGCATAATCAAGGCTTGTCTTATCGTCAGCTAGCAAACAAGTACGATATTTCTCATGAAATGTGCAGACGTATTTGCACAAAGTTTTGCTACAAGGAGGTGTTTTAAATGACTCTAAGTGGAAAACAACAACGGTTTGTAGATGAGTACCTGATAGATCGAAATGGAGCACAAGCATACATACGTGCAGGGTACAAGGTTAAGAATGAAGATGTAGCCGCTGTAATGGCTTCTCGTCTGTTAAGGATTGATAAGGTTAAGGAAGCTATTGCCAAAGGGGAAAACGAGCTTGCAGAGCGAAACAAGATCACTCAAGACAAGGTTTTAAATCGACTTTGGGAAATGGCAACGGCTGACCCTAACGAACTAATCAAATATGTACGTGTGAATTGCCGATTCTGTTGGGGAGAAGATCACTATTACCAATGGACTAAGGGCGAGTATCACAACGCTTGTTACAACGCGAGAGTAAACCAAAAGCCTGCACCTGACTGTGATGGTGGTTTTGGCTTTGATAAGACCAAAGCGCCTAACCCTGATTGCCCTGAATGTAAAGGTGAGGGTAACGGGTATGTAACTGTTGCAGATACAACACGGGTAAGTGCCCAAGCAAAAATGCTTTATGCGGGTATTAAAGAATCTCAACACGGCATTGAAATCAAAATGAATGACCAAGTGGCGGCTTTGATCAAAGCAGGTCAACACATTGGCATGTTCAAAGAACGTGTAGAACACAGCAACGACCCTGAAAACCCATTAACTGACACCAAAGCATCAAGCAGAAAACTTGCTGCGCTTGCCAAGCTAAAAAAAGCAAAGGCTAAGGCCGATAAAGCTAAGGGGAATGATGATGCGTGAACAATACTGTGAATGGGAGCCTGAAGAATGATGACTAATGCCACAATTATTTTAGTGTTGATCACTGCAAATATTGCTGCCTTGGCAACTTTGTTGTTGGTCAAATTTAAAATTATCAGCCAAAAAAAAGCATTTTCATACTTCACTTGGGTTTTGTTCATTTTCTGTATAAGTCTTTATTTCAAGTTGTTTGGCGACAAGGTTGATATTGATCGTTCTGATATTTGGCTCATCTGTGTAATGGGTTACAGCATTGTGTTCGGCCCTGAAGATTGGGGAATGTATGACCAAAACAACTGATGATGAAATCCTTGCATTGCTTGCCGAAATGGATGAATCGGAGATTGAGCAATATTTACTGACGCTCGATGAAGATGAACAAGCGGAAATAGCAAAACTACTTGCCGATGCGCCTATATGGTTTCCATTGGAAGGCCCGCAAATGGCTGCGTATTTATCACAAGCCGATGTTATTGGTTACGGTGGCGCGGCAGGTGGTGGCAAAACGGATTTAGTCGTTGGCTCATTCTTAACGGTGCATAAACGTAGCTTGGTTGTACGTCGAGAGAAAGCGCAAACAGACGGTATCGTACAACGATGTGAGGAAATTCTAGGCCATAAGAATGGCTATAACTCGCAAAAATCATTCTGGAATTTGGGCAACGGTCGCTTAATCGAATTTGGTGGTCTTGATAACTTGGGTGATGAGAAGCGTTGGCAAGGTCGTGCTCATGATTTTAAGGCGCTCGATGAAGCAACAGAAATTCGTGAATCACAAGCACGCTTTGTAATGGGTTGGAATCGTTCATCAGATCCAACAATCAAATCTAAATGTCTAATGACCTTCAACCCACCAACTACAGCGGAAGGGCGTTGGGTAATTGATTACTTTGCACCTTGGATTAAAAAGGGCCATCCGAACCCTGCAAAGCCGGGTGAATTGCGCTATTTCGCAATGGTGAAAGGCAAAGAACAGGAAGTTGAAAGCAATAAGCAGTTTGTACTTATCGATGATCAAATCGTTTATGACTTTGACCCAAAAGATTACAAGCCTGAACACATCATCACACCTAAATCACGCACGTTCATTCCTGCACGAGTGACAGACAACCGCTATTACATGGAGACAGGCTACATGAGCACATTACAAGCATTACCTGAGCCTTTACGGTCACAAATGTTATACGGTGATTTCGGTGCAGGTATTGAAGATGACCCTTGGCAAGTTATCCCGACCGCATGGGTGGAAGCTGCACAAGCACGATGGAAGCCAGAAGATGAAATGCGCCTTATGTACAAGGGTGTATTTGCAATGGATTCCTACGGCTTAGACGTTGCACGTGGCGGTAAGGACAACACCATTGGTTATGCACGTCATGGCTTTTGGTACAACCGTGCAAACGTGCTTGAGGGTATACAGTCTAAAGATGGACCTGCAAGCGCATCGTTTGCTGTATCACATGTGCGTGATGGTGCGCCAATTCATGTTGATATCATCGGTGTTGGTGCAAGTACATACGATTTCTTAAAACAATCAGGTATGCATGTCATTCCCGTTGATGTGCGTAATGCTGCAAATTCTTTCGACCGTTCTGGTCGCTTAACATTCTTCAACCTTCGTTCACAGCTTTGGTGGCAATTCCGTGAATCATTGGACCCTGCATACGGAAGCACAGTTGCTTTGCCGCCTGAACCTGAGCTTTTAGCCGACTTAACTGCTCCGCGTTGGGGATTGCAAGGCGCAAACATCAAAGTCGAATCACGCGAAGAAATCATCAAGCGTATTGGCCGCAGTCCCGACTATGGCTCTGCAATTATCAACGCGCAAATTGATACACCTAAACGTCAAGTCATGCAAGCCATCCATGGTTCAAGTGCAAGACGCGATTACGACCCTTACGCGTAGTGTCAACAGGAAATAGGGTTGTTGGCATTTGTCAAAAGCATAATGTTAATACAAGTTTTTGGAGCTATCGAAATGTGTACAAGCAGTGCATTGAATTTTTTAACGGGCGGAATGATTGGTGGTCAACTTGGCGATGCATTAGGGCTAGGTAAACAACCAACAGTACAAGTACAGGCCCCACCAAAACAACCAACTCGACAGGATTCTAAGTCGCCAGATACTTCAGCAGCAATTGATCGTGTGCAACAAGCCCAAAATTCAATGTCAGGCGGCATTGCAAATACCTTGTACACCGATGCAACAGGTGTCGATGATGAGAATTTGCGCTTAGGTAAAAAAACTCTTTTAGGTAGTGGGGGTTAATATGCACCAAGACGATATCAGAGCGCTGAAAAAACGGTTTGATGCTGTGTGGCAAAACCGTGTCACAGATCAGGACGACTATTGTGCTGAGTTAGCATTGCACGTTTTACCGGTTGCTATCAAAACGATTAAGAACCAAGAAAAGCATGACCGATCAGCTTGGTCAAAGATCGTTGATAACACTGGTAAAGACTCGTTAAAAACCTTAGCAGCAGGCATGGTATCAGGTACATGTTCGCCAAGTCGTAAATGGTTCACACTTCAAGCTTCAGATGAGGCTTTACAAAAAGATATTGAGGTAAAACAATGGCTTAAAGCGGTAGAGGATGCTTGTTATGTGGCATTTTCAAAGAGTAATGTATATCGAGCAGTGCATCATATCTACATGCAAGAGGGTGCATTCGGTATTGGTGCAGCATTAGCGCCTGATCATGGCGATAAATCCAAAGCAGCACTTATGGATTTAATCCCTATGACATTTGGTGAATTTGCCATCACCACAGATGAGTTTAATAAACCCAATGGCGTATATCGCAAGTTCAAATTGACCACGATAAATATGGTCAAACAGTTCGGTTTAAATAACGTTTCTGACTCAGTTAAAAGCGCGTATGACAACAACAACTTTGAACAAGAGTTTGAAGTTCAACATGCGATTTATGAGCGTGAAAATGCAAAAGGTCATGGTCCTAAAAACATGCCGTTTGCATCGATCTACTTTGAACCAAACGCAAATGACAAGTTGCTACGTGAAAGCGGAATGATGAGTTTTCAAGTTATTTGTGGGCGTTGGACCGTTTCTAGTAGTGATGTGTACGGGGAAGGCCCTGCAAGTGATTGTATTGGTGACTTACGTGCTTTGCAGAAAGGTCATCAACAAATTGCAGTAGGGGTTGATTATCAAGTTCGCCCACCTTTGCTTTTACCTGACTACCTGAAAGGTCAAGAACGTGAGACATTGCCAAATGGTATTGCTTTCTACCAACAGTCACCAACAAATCAAGTTGCACAAGTTCAGGCTATGTTGAATGTGCAATTCGATTTGAATGGGGTTATGGCACAAATCGCACAATGCCAAGAGCGTGTAAAACGCTCATTTCACACTGACTTATTCATGATGCTCGATGCTTTTGACAAGGGCAAAATGACTGCAACTGAAGTGTATGAGCGTAAGTCAGAAAAGATGCTGATGCTTGGTCCAGTTGTTGAACGTCAGATTGATGAGCTATTACGTCCACTTGTTGAAATCTGTGTTCAGCGTGTTTTATCAACCAATGCTTATCTTCGCCAGATTGCACCTGCTGCTATCCAAAATGCCAATGTCGAAATCAATTTCGTATCAATTCTTGCCCTTGCTCAAAAGTCTTCAGGCTCAGCGGTGCTTGAACGTGCTTTAGCAATGGTTGGTCAGATTGCGCAAATAGATCCTGATGTTATGGACAAGTTTGATACCGATAAGTTCATGGATGAATACATGGATATTAACGGCGTTTCGCCAAATGTATTTAGACCTCAACGCATAGTTGATCAAATCCGTGGACAACGTGCGCAACAACAACAAATTGCACAAGAGCAAGCGCTTGCAGCACAACAGGCACAAACGCAAAACGCTAATGCAAACACGCTTAAAACGGTAGGCGATACAAATGCGGAAACTGTATCTGATTTATTTATGGGTGGTAGCGCATGAGTGAATTAGACAAGAAAGCAGACGAAAACAAGCGTAAGCGTGACCAGGAACTAAATGACCTGCGCACCATCCTTGCTACTGAACAAGGGAAACGTTTTTTGATGCGTCTGCTCAACAGAGCAAATCTATTACAGCCGACTTACGGTTCAGGTGCAAACACAAGCGATTTCGCATTTTTTGAAGGTCGTAGAGAGTTTGGTCTCTACATTCTCGGTGAAATTACACAAGCAAATACTGACGCATGGTTAGACATGCAAAAACAACATTTTGACGAACTTAAAGAGAAGGTGAGCCATGAGCGAAGTAACGACTACGACAGCAACTGATACCGCAACTACAACCACAACTGCGGCACCTGCGGATACAGCAGCCACAACAACAGATACAGCAACTACGCCTGTAACTACTGAAACAACAACGGTTGAAACTACGCCTAGCAATACTGCTACTGACACAACTGAAGAAACGCAAGACGTTTTACTTGGTGGTGAAAAGCCGTCTGCTGAGCAGCAAGTTCAATACACTGATTTTCAAATGCCTGAAGGTTTTACGTTAAATCCTGAAGATCAAACTGTACTTCATGAACTTGGTCAACAATTCAAAATGCCGCAAGAAGCTGTGCAAAAGCTTGTTGATTTGGGCGTTCAAATGCAGCAACGACAAGTACAAGAGCAATTGAAAACTGTTGCTTCATGGGTCGATGCTGCGAAAGCCGACAAAGAATATGGCGGGGAAAATCTGCAAAAGAACCTGTTGACAGCGCAACGCGCCTTCAGCTTACCGCGTGGCGACAAAATCTCTAATATTCTTCATAAGAGCGGACTAGGTAATCATCCTGATGTTATCGGCTTTATGACAGAAGTGGGCAAGTTGTTAGAACCTGACAGCATTACTCATGGTCAGGGAACTAATACAACAGGTACCAGTCTCGGCAAACTTTGGTATGGCGATGATAAATAACTAACAGAGGGCTGAATATGTCTGTAATCGCACAATTACAACCGACCTTGATGGATTTAGCTGCACGCTACGGACAAACACCCGAAAGTGCAGTTATTGAAATCCTTAGCGCAAGTAATGAATTACTTGATGACATGGTTTGGGTTGAAGCAAATGACGGTACTGGTCATAAAACAACAATTCGTACAGGTTTACCTAAGGGCGCTTGGCGTTTACTAAACTACGGTGTTCCTGCTGAAAAATCTGCAACGGCAGCTGTACGTGATACGTGCGGTTTGCTCGAATCATATTCTGAAGTTGATAAGCAACTTTATGATATGGAACAAAACCCTCAAGAATGGCGTGCTAGTGAAGATGCTGCATTTGTTGAGGGTATGTCTCAAACCATGGGTGAAACCCTAGTCTATGGGAATGCGCGCGATACCCCTGCGGCATTTACTGGTTTTGCCCCACGTTTCAATGACATTTCTCAATCTAATCCTGCAAATAAACGAAATATCTTAGATGCAGGCGGTACAGGTAATAACAATACTTCAATTTGGTTTGTTGTCTGGCATAAAGATACCGTTCACGGGATTTATCCGAAAGGCACTAAAGCAGGATTGCAAATCCGTAATCTTGGTGAGGTAACAGATAAAGACCAAAACGGCTTGATGCACCAAGTTCTACGCACTCATTTCGTTTGGAATGCAGGTGTTACTGTTCGTGATTGGCGTGCATTAGTTCGTATTGCAAACATTGATGTTGCTGCGCTTACTAAAGATGCAAGTGCAGGTGCAGACTTGTTTGACTTATTGGCTCAAGCTGCTGAGTTGTTACCGCGTAAAACAAGTGGTCGTGTTGCGATTTATGCCAACCGTACTATTTCATCATTCTTACGTCGTCAAAGCGTTAACAATAAAAACGTGCGTATCACGGTAGAAGAGCAAGGCGGTCGTAGCGTTACTAAGTTCGACGGTATCCCTATTCGTCGTGTCGATGCGATTTTAAACACTGAATCACGTGTGGTTTAAGGAGTAGCTTAGCTATGCTTATTGATAAATTATTGGTGATGTCGCTTGATCAGGCTATTACTGTCACAGCGACTTCTACAGACACACTTGATTTGCAGAAGGCATCAACAAGTGTAAATCGTTTGCCTGTTTTGGTTCGTGGTAAAAACTTGGCTCCAACTACCGCAACCATTACTGTGCAGCTTCAACAATCAAGTGACAACGTTTCTTGGGAAACCATCGAGACTTCCCGCGCTTATACAGGTGCTGAGCTTAATTCGGGTGTTATTGGTGAAGTGGTATTACCCGTAAAACCTAAACGTTACGTGCGTTTGAACTATTCGGTTGGTAGTGGCCCATTCACGGCAGGAACTGTGTTTTCACACATTTCTGATAGTCGTGATGTTAACGCTGCGTATCCAGTTTATGCGGGGGCTTAATCATGGAATATAAGCAAGTTCGAGCGAATCAAAAAGGATTCTATAACGATCGCTTAATTCAAGAAGGCGAAGTTTTTTCTGTACCTGAAGGTGAAACTGCACTTTGGTTTGATGACGTTGAGCCTAAACAAGCTGATTCTACTAAAGCTTATTCAAGCATGACACCTGAAGAACTGGCAAATGTAGCTGCTGAAAAGGGCATCTCATTAAGCGGTTCAGAAAGCAAAGCACAAATTATTAAGCTTCTAAAAGCTGAGTAATTAAAAAAGGGCCCGTATCAGTACGGGCTTTTACCTCACAAAGCAAACGTAGCTAAAGGTGCCAAAATGGAAAATCAACACCGTAAGATCAAAGGTTATCGAGATTTATCTCAAACAGAAGTTGACCTGATGAACCAAATTAAAGAAAAGGGCGAAGAATTGCTTGCTTTACATGCGGTACTTGTTGGGCGCTTAAGCACTGATCTTGAAGTAAAAAAATCTGCCGCTGAACATTCACAACTTGCACCTAATGATTTTGCAAGTGAAGAATATCAAGAATTTAACCGTTTCAATAAAGCTGAGCCTTTGCGTTGGGCTGAAATTGGTAAGACAGATATTCAAACAGGGATTATGGCATTGGTACGAGCAGTTGCACAGCCTGCTAATTGCTAAGCATATCTCTCTGTTTTAAATGACAGGATACCCCCATGAGATCAATCGTTGATCTTTGCAATTTGGCCTTGTCGCACCTCGCACAAGGCTATGTTGTAAATGAGATTACAGAACCAACAAAACCCGCAAATCTGTGTAATACGTATTACCCAATTTGCCGACGTGAATTGCTTGATAACGAACACCAATGGACCTTTGCGGTCAAACGGGTTCGTTTAAATGTCGATGCGGGTTATGAGTTTGGCACCGCCTATGTTTTGCCAAGTGACAAAGTGCGATTGTTTCAGCTTGAGTCTGGTACTCGTTTTTACATTGAAGGCAACCATTTATTTACTGATGACCCTGCGCCAGTTCTTCGGTACATCCATGATGTAAAAGATTTAGCCCTAATGACTGACAGTTTTAAACTTGCATTGTCATATCTTTTAGCAGCTCGTATTGCAGGTCCTTTGACTCAAAGTGAACAGAAACAAATGCAGATGATGGCGCTTTACGGACAAACTTTAGGACAAGCAATTTTTATTGATCTTCAACAGCATCGACTTGAAAAACGTCCTGAGCATGTAGGCTCAATGACTGAGGTACGATAATGCAATTTTCATTTAATGGTGGCGTTATATCACCAGATATGTTTGGTCGTATTGATCAAGCTAAATATCAAACTGGTGTAGCCAAATGTAAAAACTTCTATGTTGAATTGTTTGGCGGCCTGACATATCGGGCAGGTTTTCGTTACGTTCACCATTATGAAAAAACATTAGGTAAGATGCGCCTTATTCCTTTTATCTTTAGTGAAGAACAAACGGTTGTTTTGGCAATCCGTGCCGGAGCAGTAAATTTCTTTGCTGATGGTGGGATGTTGCTTGATGATAATGATGCACCTTTAGAAGTTGTTGTGCCTTATGCTGAGCAGCATTTAATGCAGCTACGATATGCACAATCTGCTGATGTTATCACAATCACTCACCCGGACTACCCGCCAAGAAAAATCATAAGAAAAGGCGCTACAGAATGGGTAACTGAACTTGTATCAGTAGGGTATGGCCTTACACCACCTCAAAATGTAGCTGCAACTGCGCACATTGAAGATAAATATAAACCTGGTGGTGCTAATCATGATTCATACATTGAACGTGATTATTCTTATCAAGTAACAGCAATAAATGAAGAAAATGAATCTGCTGCATCTGCAAAAGTAACAGTTCAAAACGACTTAACTCTTGGTGGTAACTACAACACCGTAACTTGGGATACCGTAACTGGTGCTACACGCTACAACGTCTTTAAACTCCGTTCTGGCCTTGCAAGTTATATTGGCGAAACAACTGAACTAAGTTTTACAGATGACAACATTGAAACGAACGGATCAATTACACCGCCATTAATTCGTAATCCGTTTGAGTTTTATCCAACCGCTGTTGCATATTTTGGACAACGTAAAGTTTATGGCGGTGGCTATAAATCACCACAATGGTTGCGAATGTCTCGGACTGCTACCGATGATAATTTTGGTTATCACATCCCACTTCAAGATACAGACTCAATTCAAATACGTTTTGCTGCACGTGATGGAAATGGTGTAAAACACATTGTTCCAATGAGCGATTTAATGATTCTTACAAGCAGTGCGGTTTGGCGGCTTTCTTCTGATGGTGCTGTAACAGCAGCAAGCGTAAGCGTGAATAAACAATCTTCAGAAGGGGCAAATGATGTAACACCTGTAGAGATCGGGGGAGCTGCAATTTTTGCTTCAGATCAAACGGGGCATATTCACGAAATCTCACTAGCCCGTTCGTACACTGTTTCTTATCAAACATTAGATTTATCTATTCTGTGCCCACAATTGTTTGATGGGCATAAAATAATTGATTGCGCATTATTGCGTAACCCTATGAATATTATATATTTTGTTCGTGAAGATGGGGTTTTATTATCGTTGTCTTATGAACCACAACAACAAGTATGGGCATGGGCTGAGCATGATACAGATGGTAAATTCTTATCTGTTGCAGCAATTCCCGAAGAAAATCAAACAGTTTTGTATGCACTAATTGAGCGTAACGGTTTTTATAACATTGAACGCATGCTTACACGACAACCCATAGACATGCAAGATAAGTGTTTTTTAGATGGTGGGTATCAATATAAAGGTGCGCCAGTTACTTCACTATCTGGCCTAGATTGGCTTGAAGGTCAAACTATATCAGTATTTGCTGACGGTGGTGTAAAACCGCCTGTTAAAGTTGTGAATGGAACAATCCAATTATCCCGTGAATTATCTAACGTTTGGATTGGCCTATCTTATGTCGCAGAAATGCAGACGTTACCTATACTTAATCAACAAATTAATCCAGTAAAACCCAAAGTTTTAAATAAAGCTTTTCTACGTGTTCTAGGCACACAAAATATTCTTGTCGGTGCTAACCAAGATATTTTACAGCCTACAGAAATAACTGAACATAAACCGCGCAGCCGTGAACCGTACGGCAGACCATTAAATTTAATTGACGGTATTGTTGAAGTTCCTGTTGCCAGCACATTCGAGCGAGATGTTCAAATTACAGTAAAACATGATAAACCTTTACCTATGAAATTATTGGCATTAGAGGTTGAAATCAAATGAGACGAAATAATATTGAGATTCGCAAACCGACTGAGCGCGATATTCGTATTCTTGTTGAAAACCTGCGCGAAGCCGATAAAGACGAAATGAAAGCATATTTCAATGATAATTACCATTGGATGATTAAAATGTCTATCAAGCATTCTAGTGATGCTTGGACAGTTGTAGTTAACGGTAAGTTGCTATTCATTTGTGGTGTGGCAATGACAAGTTTAATTGGTAATATTGGTTGCCCATGGCTTCTTGGCACCAATTTTATTAAGCAATATCCGATTGAATTTTACAAACAAAGTTTGAATATTTTAAAAGAAATGCAATTGAATTATGACGTGCTCATAAATCATGTTTATGTGAAAAATAAAAATGCAATTCGCTTTCTTAAAAAATTAGGCTTTGATCTAAAAGCCCCTGAAATCTACGGAAATAACAATGAATTATTCCATCCGTTTGTAATGGGGACAACAGCATGATTAATCCATATGCATTTGCAGCTGTAAAGGGGGTGGAAGCGCTCTCTACTTACAACAAATTAAAAGCCCAAAAACAAGCTTATCAACAACAAGAAAAGCTTTCTCTTTACAATGCAACGCTTGCAGATAATCAAGCACGGCAAGCTATTGAAGATGGTGTTAATACCGTAACCGATTACCAACGCAATGTTTCAGCTTTTAAATCAAGCCAGATAAACGCGCTAGCTGAAAATGGAATTGATGTAACTCAAGGTTCGGCTATCGATCTACTTGCCTCTACTGAGATGCTTGCGCAAAGTGATATCGATTCGATTAAGTATAATGCCGCTCTGCAGTCATGGGGTCATAAGGTTCAAGAAACAAACTATCGAAATCAAGCTGAGAATTATAGTGTAGCTGCAAAATCAATTAGACCATTAACAAGCACGCTTTTAAGCCTAGCGGGGAGTGCTGCGTCTGCCTATATCCCAAGCATGGGTGAAGGCAGTTTAGGTGGTGGGATTGAAAATGCTGCCGCATCGAGCGGTGGTTCTGACTTTGCATCAAGTCTCTACAATGGTACCCAAGGCGCATCTTGGCAAAATTATAATTGGAATTGGTTCGGAGCTAGTTAAATGCGTATACCACAATTTAATCGTCAAGTTTCTGATAATAATGTGCCTGGTGTTCAAGTTTCTGGCGGTATGTCACCTAATGAAGCTGCAAACCTAGTCGGCAATAAAACCGATAGTTTAGTAGGTGCACTTAATTCAGGCTTAAAAGCTTATCAAGAATATCAAGATGAAGCAGATAAAGCTCGCGTAGCACAAACAATTGCTGAAACACAAAATAACGTTAATGAATATCTTTATCATCCAGAAACAGGGTTATTGAACATTAAAGGCGAAGCAGCTTTAAAAAGGGAGTCTGGTAAATCTCTCATTGATGAGGCAAATACTTGGTTAAATGATTTCACCACTGAAAAAATTGAAGGGCTTTCTAACAGTAATCAAAGGAATCTGTTTAATCAAAACTTGATTACTGTACGTGGGCAGCTTAATCGTATCGCTTCACAGCATTTATTCACTGAATCTCAGAAATTTCAAAAGACAGCTTTTGAGGCAGAAATAGATGCTAATTCAAGCTCAGTAAATCTTAATTATTCAGATTTGGAAACAACAAACCAATCGCTCACAAAAATTAATAGTGCATCGCAGAATTACGGTAAAAGCCAAGGATGGAACCAACAACAAATAGATTTATTTGTTAAGGAGCAACAAGACAAAGCCTTATTGGGTGCAATTAATTTAATGCAAACAAACGGTGACCCTTCGGCTATACCATCGTACTTTAAGCAGTACAAAGATCGCATGTCACCCCAAACTCAAGCGAAAGTAGGTAAGTTAATTCAGGATAACAATGCCGATGTTTTTATGACAGAAATCATAAAGTATAAAGAGGACCCTGAAGAGCTTGATAATTACATTGTGGCGTTACAGGACCCTAATAGTAAATTTTCGCAAAGTGTCGGGGCTAGGAATATCCCAACTCTACTTGGTAGAGCAATTGGTTACCGAGATGCTTATGATAGAAATTTAGTTGCTGAGACTAAAAGGAAAGATGAAGATGGGAAAAAGGCCCTAGGCGACTTTAGAAAAGATATTGAAAGTGGCATCCCTTTTTCGGCACAAAGGCTTAGTGAATTATCTTCTAAGGTGGAAGGCACTGCATCTCAAAGTGGATTCGAAAAATTAAATAGAAGTTTGCCAATATTTCAGCTTTTATATTCAATGCCTGCGGATGCGAGAGAATCCTTCATCAACTCTTATGAGTCTGATGCGAAAACAAAAAAATCTGATAATCCGCAGGACGTTAAATTCGTTACTGATCAAATGCGAGCAATTCACACAGGGTTATTAGATAAAGAGAAAAATGATCCGGCATTAGCTTATTCTATAAAAACTGGTAACCCTTTAACGCAGGCACCTACCACCTTAATTATCCAAGGCGATAGTAAAGCACTAAATATTGTTAGTAGTAATATTCAAAAAATGGTTGCTACGAATCAAGCTAGTGGATCAACTACGGGTTCTATAAATCCGCTTTCAAAGCAACAACAGGAAGAAATGAAATCTTTTTGGAAGTCTGCCCCTCCTAATCAAAGACTTCATCTGGTGTCTAACCTACAAAAAGCAGCTCAAGGCAACCCTAATGCATCTCGTGAAATGATTCAGTCAATTGCGGGCACTAGTAACAATACTTTTAGGTGGGCGGCAGCTTTAAACAACCGCGGTTTAAAAGACATTGCGAATCAAATGGCTGTTGGGCAGGATTTAATTGATAAAGGGGATGTTAAGGTTGATGAAGCGCTATTAACTCAAAAAACAACTGAATATTTAAAAGGCATAACTGCACCTGGTAAACCTGATTTCAATATTTACAAAGATGCAGTAAGAGCCAACTATGCATATCTTTTGCAGAAGTCTGAAAAAATCCCAAACAAAACCGAAAAATCCACTTCTAAAAAATTAGATGAAGACCTTATTAATTTGGCTCTACTAAATACCACTGGTGGAAAGTTTACGAATGGTAGTTTTCGCAGAGAAACATCAGTGTTACGCCCGCATACTGTAGGCGAGGCATCTTTTAGACAGCAGCTTGAACAATTTAATTCTCGAAATGCACGAACTTACGGAGGGTCTGATCGTGAGTATTTTCTAGATTTACCATTAGAACAAGATACTAAAAACCCTTATCAATACTATTTTAAAAACGGTAGCGGGTACATTATGGATTCTACCGACCCTAAGCGCAAAACCAGATTAACATTTACTGTGAGATAGTTTTATGGAACTTTTAGCAGATGACGAACTTGCGTTAATGCAAGACGATCCACGGTACAAGCCTAAAAACCAACGAGGGAATGTTCTTGATGTTGTTTTAGGTGCGGCATCTGGTGTTGCTATGGGTACAGTTGAAGTTGCAACGGCACCAGATGCTTTAATTCGCGGGGACAAAAAGGCCGCAGCTTTACGTGCGCAGAATCTAACAATCTTTAAGCCTGAAGACCTTAGTACCGCAGGTGAGCTTACATTCGGTTTAACCAAGGATTTCACCCGAATCGGATGGAATGCTTTAGCCACTATAGGTACTGGTGGTTACGCTTCTTTAGGATTAAATGCGGGGCTATTTGGTACCCAATCATATGAAAATGAAAAAGCAGATTTACTAAATAAAGGTGCAGATATTGACACTGCAAGAACAGGCGGTGCAATTCGAGGTTTAACCGATGGTGCAGGTTTCGCTTTACCTGTTCATGGTGTATCAAAAAATGTTATTGCCGATGCTGTTGTTACAACAGGTTTAGCAACAGCAGGGGGTGCTGTAGGCGATTATGTAGAGGGTGATTACCTTAAAGGCAATACAAATAAAAAAATAGCAGAATATGGAGAGCAGCTACAGGAAAATGCTACTAGTCCACTTGCTCTTGGTTCAAACGCCACCATGGCTTTAATGCTGAATGTTTTTGCAAATAAAGCTAAATTAAGACCTGAGCAAGGTACAGAGCATGATGCTGCGGATACTATAAATGACGCTGCTCAAGTGCATGCTAATATCGACCATGCTGAAGGCTTAAATCCATTTGAACCAACAAGTGCAAAAGAGTCCAATGACCATTTTGATGCGCTTGATACTTCGCTTGAACAAGCTGTAAATGATGAGCTTGTATCACTTGGACGGCCTGTCAGTGGAACTCCAAAAAATATTCCAGTACCAAATAAAGAAATACGCCCTTTGTCTTTTAAGGGAAAGTCAGCAACTGTCCAACAAAAAATTTATGACACAGCGTTATCAAGTGGGCTAAATGATTCCGAAGCTAGGGCTGCTTTAGCTATAGCCCATTTTGAAAGTGGCGGTAGTTTTGATCCAAACGTTACCAACCCAAGCAGTAAATACAAAGGTATTTATCAATTTAAGCCAAGCACATGGCGCGCTGAAGGTGGTACCGATGCTAACTATACTGATATTAACAAGCAAATCGAATTAGGTATCAAGCATACAAAAGGGAACATTGCTTATATTAAAAAAGAAACGGGCGTAACACTAACCGGTTCTCAAATTTACTTACCACATCTATTGGGCCGTGGCGGAGCAAAAGCGGTTATACGTGCCATAAAGAATACCCCTGATGCACGTGCGGAAGATGTGTTGCTTAAAGTTTATGGTAAAGACACTGATGCAGTTTTAAAAGGTAATGCCATTAACCCTGATGATTCAATTCAGGCTGCTATGGGTAAGTTCACTTCTAAAATCGATAATCTTATAGCGAAGCAATATGGCGGAGATATAAAAAAAGGAAATTTAGCAATTAGGGGGAGTGAATCTGATTTCCCAGAATTCGAATCTTCAGTTGCTCAGATACCTGAATACAAACGTGAAGGTGATGTGCTAATTGAGGCATCACCAAATTTATTTGTAAATCGACTGAATAGTGAACCTGAAAAATTACTTGAACTTGAGGAAGACTTTCATCGTCTATCTGAACCGCTCAATTCAGAAGATATTGAATATTTACGAGAGACAGCACATTACCAACCATACGATGGCAACGTTAATAAAGTTACGTATGAAGAACCACAAGTAAGCTTGTCAGGTAGTAGTCGCAGTACACAACGTAGTTTTGATGATTTAAGTGCACAGTTACAACAAACTGTTTTTCAGAGCAGTGATGTAAATACGGCTCCAATAAAAGCTTTAAATAATATTGATGAAGAACCGCGGCAACCACGTTTAAATGATGGTCAATCAGAAGTTGATACTACAACTGCCTCACAAGCTCAGTCACCGAGAGAAGGCTTTGAAAATTGGCAAGCAACTCGATCAACAGATTATATTAAACGTGAAAAGGCTCAATCAGATGGGGTAATGGTTCAAGAAATATATAACAAAAAAAATGACACGCTTTTTCAAAGAACTGTAAATACAGATGGCAGTGTTTCACCCGTAAAAATTTCTCGTTCGGGAAATGATGTTTTTGTGAAAAGTTTGATAGATGGGGCAGACAATACACCGTTGAGCAATCTTCAAAGTAAAGCTGCCCAAGCGATTGAACGAGAATTTTGGAAACCAAGTAGAGAGAAAATTGCGGGGGCACCAAAGCTTGATACAGAAGGGCAAAGTGATTTCGGTTCTTTCACAGAAACAGCTGATGGTCGGGAAGCGGTCAAGGCCATGATTGATAATCCTGATATGGAAGTATCGGTATCACGTTTAGATGAAAGTGGTAATGAAGAAATAGTTTCTATGTCGGCTCGTGACTGGTTGGATTACATTCGTGAGCAAGAGGAAATTGCTAAAGATGAAATACAAGCGGTAAGAGCATTAGCAAGTTGTGCATTAAAATTTGGGAGTGAGGCTGCATGAGAGCTGAATGTCGTGATCAAGTTGCCCAAGCATTGGGTAAGAAAAAATTAAGCGCTGCGGATAGCAACCGAATTTCTCAATTGTATATTCGTGCTCAAAACATTCTTGCGCGTACTGACCCAGATTGGCTTTTAAAAAGCCCTGCTGAAAGGGCGGAGGCTATTGCCCAAAAAACAGCAAGTGATTTGTCTGTTCAGATTGCGAAGAACAATCAGAACATTGCTCGGGATGCAATTTTAAAGGCACAGTTAGAGCAGGAAATTTATAATCACTCTACGCTCAATCCTATTCAGGTTCTTATGCGTAAGATTGCTTATTTCTCTGATCAAAGCGGAATTCAGTCGGTAGAAAAACAATCACAAGCACTCCACAGTAGATGGATGTCTTTAGTTGCTGATGTCTTCACTAAGACACAAGAAAGATGGGGCCTTTCTGTAAATAAAGAAATGACCGACGACATTATTCGCGTCATGTTCGGTGGAAAGTCAGATAATCCAGAAATTGTGGCAATGGCCAAAGAGGTCAGTTTTGCATTGGAAGAAATGCGCTTAGCCTATAATAGGGCAGGTGGAAATATTCGCAAGCTAGATAACTGGGGGTTCATGACATCCCATGATCAGAAGAAAGTTGCGTTATCAACTGAGCAAGAATGGGTCGATGAAGTTCTTCCAAAACTAGAGCGTAATCAATATGTTCGAGAAGATGGTTTACTGATGAGTGATAGTGAAGTACGCACTATGCTAAAAGATGTTTACCGGACAATTGCCACAAACGGGGCGAACAAAGTTTTAGATGGTCGTAAAAGCATTACCCCTGTTGGCGGTCGTTCTAAAATGGCAAATAGGCACCAAGAAGCCCGTGCTCTTCATTTCAAAGATGGTGATTCATGGCTTGAGTATCAGGCCAAATTTGGCACATACAATGAAACAGGTTTTCATGAAATATTAAAAAACCATACACATCGTATGAGCACTGAAATTGCCATGATGCAGAATTTTGGCTCTAACCCAAGGTTGAGTTTTGAAACTCTCTTGGAGGAGGCCAGTACAAAACTAAAGGCCGATCCAGAGAACGGCAACAAACATGGCGAAATTGATAAGCAATCTAAACGTGCTTTGTCTATGTACAACACTTTAGACGCCAATACCAAGGCGGTTGATTCTACCTTGGGAAATGTAATGGGTGGACTACGAGCATTAATGGTTGCTTCAAAGTTAGGAGGAACAACCCTAACGACTATCGGGGACCATGCTAGTACAAAGAAAATAGCCAATATGCTCGGGCTATCATATACAAAATCGGTGTTACCTGAGTATATGAAGCAGCTTACGCAACGGAATTATCGAGATGAAGCCCTCCGTTTTGGTTTAGGTATTACAGAGATGGTGGGCTCTACATCTCGTTTTGGCGATGCCGACGTAGTTAGTAGTGCGACCAAATCAGGGCGATTTAATGCTCGTATGCAGCAACTGGCATCCACAACTTTAAAAATATCTGGATTGAATGCAGTAACTGCTGGAATGAAACGGGCCTTCAATTTGGTTCACATGAATAAAATTGCAGACATGACCCGAAATACTCATTGGAAAGATTTAGGCAAAGATGACCTAAAGGTATTAAAGGGTAACGGGATTACTGAAAAAGATTGGAATTTATGGCGTGATTTAACTCCATCAAAACGTGAAGATGGTGCTTTAGTTCTGACCCAAAATGATTTTTTTGATGCGCCCGATGAAATCATTAAGAAATTCTTGCCCAAAGATAAACAGGATAGCCCTACTGCTATTGTAGATTATCGCTATAAAGCGGCAATGAAATATCAGACTCATATTTTTAATGAAGAGTCGGTTGCTATAATTGAAGCAGGGGTACGTGAGAGAAGTATTATTAATCTTGGGGATGCGGGAACAATTCAAGGTGAATTAGGTAGAACTCTTTTTCAATTTAAAGGCTTCCCATTGGCTTATATGTTGCGCATTGGGCATAGAGCTTTTGCACAAGGGGATATCAAAAGTAGAGCAACATTCCTTGCATCACTTCTTGCTTACCAAACATTGGCAGGAGCCTTTATCGTTCAACTGCAAAATCTTGCGAATGGCAAAAATCCTGAACCCGTCTTTACCCCTGATTTCTTTGGGAAGTCTATTCTAAAAGGTGGGGGGCTTTCATTCATGGGGGATTTAATGAGTGCATTATCCGACCCTACAGGGCGTAGTTTTGGTGATTTTGTTGCAGGCCCCTTAGTGAGTCAAGGTGGTAAGCTTGGCATGTTGCTAACTGGGATGGGTAATAACTTTATTGAAGGTAAAGAATCTACTCGAACCATGGAAATTGCAAATACCTTGAAGGGTAATTTGCCATTTCAAAACATATGGTACAGTAAGCTGATAATTGACAGAATGTTATATTCTAAACTTCAGAACATGATTGACCCTGACTACTTACCAAAAACACAACAACGGTTAGAAAATTTGGGCAACAGCTATTGGTGGGATTTAAGCGAATGAGAAATAGGGGTAAATAAAAATTGGGAAAATTAACTTTTAAAAGGCATTATTTATTTTATTTTTCTGCTTTGTATCTTCTATATGCAGCTGTAGGCGATTTTGATTTTGACTATGGATTTTATCAAATTTTAAGATTTGTAGCTTTTTTCAGTTTTGGATTTGCCTCTTTTACTGCTTACTCGCATAAACAGCAAATTACTCCTTTTATATTGGGTTTGATTGCTATTGTTTTTAACCCCTTTTTGCCTATTTATCTTGAGCGTGAAACATGGCAATTAGTAGATATAGTAAGTGGACTATTTTTAATATTATGGACAATTACCACTTTTAAGGACGCTATATATGCCTTTTTCAACCAAGTTATTAAGAAAAACAAAAAGGTATCTATTGCCGCCATCTCTATTGTCGCAATTGTATTTATTCTGCTTATTGTAGGCTGGCCGTTTGTTCACAAATATGAAGAACCCGCAGCAGCTAGTGCCGAGTATCTAAATACTGATCCTCTTTTAGATGAACATGAGAGTGGATTAGATCAAATTGAACCGCTTGAAAATAATGACAAGGTTAAGACTAATCAAGATATCATTGTATCAGGTGAAAATCTTAGCAATCCAAATATCGACCAGTTAGCTGTAATAACTACAACTACAGAAGGATTGACGATTGGTGAGGTTCAGCAAATAAATAGTCGTCGAAAGGAGTTAGGGCTTCCAGTTTTACTAGAAAAAAATAATAACCACAGCTCAACATATAATCCTGAAAGGCCTTTTAAGTCAGAAGCAATAAACGATATTTATCAAAACTCTCCTACTATTTCTGATCAAAATAAAAACGTGGCCGAACCCCAAGGTGTTGAGTTAGAAAATAACGAGGCTTCAAGCCCATCTTCAGAAGTGGTTTTATAAGGCAATGCTTGCAATTGCACAAGGCAAGAAGGAAGCGCCCGAAAGTATTTATGATGCTACCCGAGGAACTATAACGGGGAAACATGCTCCTGAAGATTGACTTAATATTTAAATTTTACAAAAAGTCAACTGACAAGCGTATTTATTTTGTTAATAATATGTTTGTCGGTTGTTTAGACACGCGCGGTAAAATATTCCGTATAAAAAAACATAAATATAAGAGGTAAAAATGAATAAAATTAATTTAATTTCAAAATTATACGATGAGTTTAAAAATAGTGAAGATTTTGAAAAATTAGATGAATTAGAAAATGATCGTAAAATTGAAATATTTTTAAGTGAAAAAATTCACTCAAATGTGCTGCCTTTTAGGTTTTCGCAATCAAATACAAGGTACAGGGTGGATGATTATTTTTTAATTATTGATCCTAAAATAGCACCACCATTTGAAGAAAAGCAGAACTTTATAGATTGGTTGTATAGCTCCATTACTGAAAAGCACCTGTTGACAGTTCAGGACTAGCGACCAACTATTTATTTGTAAGCTTACCTAAAATTGGCTGTAGAGATTACGGCCTTTTTTATTATTGGTGGGCAGAAAATGACAGTACCTATTTCAGACCGTTTAAGCCAACTCTATGTTGGTAACGGCATAAACACGCGTTTTGATTTTACCTTTCGCGTATTTAACCAAGAAGACATTACGGGTGTCGCAATCCGTAAAAAAGGCATAATTGATTTTGAAACGGTTGACCCCTCTACTTATTCAGTTACCCTAAATCAAGATGGGTTTGGCGGTTATGTAACTTTTAATGCCCCACCTGCATCATCTGTATATTTCTATATTGCAGGTGCTACACCTCTTGACCAGCTTCTTGATATTACCAACTATGATAATTTCTACCCAGATGCTATTGAACGTGCATTTGATAAACTTACAGCATTGCTTCAAGAGTGGGGCACACAATTAGATCAAGAAAAGCAAGCTAGAATTTTGGCGGACATTCAATATGACTCTTTAGCAATGGAGCGCGAAGAAAATCTTGAAAACCGCTTACTAAGTTATATAAATGCGGTTGTGGGTGTTACTAACCCCGCTATTTTTGATGGCATTTCTGATCGAATGATTATAACGGGTGATGGTCGAACTCAGCGTGAATTTAACGAATCTATTCCGTTTTGGACGGATGATTATGTAAGTTTTAAGCAAGAGACCTACCTGCGTGAAGAACAAATTCTTGATCACGTTACGGAAGAAGTTGAGGAAACAAAAACTGAACTTGAATTAGTCGACAGCTCTTTAACTACAAAAATTTTAACTGAAGAAGAACGGGCAAAAGCAACAGAAGCAAATTTACAACTTCAAATTTCAACTGGCAACGCGGGCATAAAGTATTTTGAGACTGAAGCTCAAGTACTAGCTTTTACCCCAAGCACTACTGATCCAAAACAAGCGTATGCGTTTGATACAAAGAAAAATTATCTTTGGAATGGCAGCATATGGAAAGATGAAGGCGTAAACCAATTAGAACTTGCTAAAACTTTCTACAGAGATAATAAAGACACAATTGATATCACTGCCACTACAGAAAAACTGACAGGATATGCGATGTACGCGGATGGTCATTTTGATGTAGCTGCTTCAGCATCAATGTTCTATGTCCCTGTTAAAACAGGCGATCAAGTCACAGTAACGTCAACAGTCGGACCGGGTAACGCTGGTACAGTAACCGCATATGCATTCCAGTTAGATACAAAACGAGCGATTATTAGTACCTTGTTTTCTTACACGTCTACAGGTACTCAGCAGCAGGTAACATATACCGTTGCTGCAACACAAGCGGGTTTTATTGCGATCCGCATAAGAACAGATATGACATATAAAATTCTCAAGACTGAAAAGCTTTATGTCTCACCTGTCTTAATGGACTTTAATAAAAACATCGAAGGTGGGGTGGCTGGATATAACCCCGCAATCGCATTGTTTAATATGGTTGACTTTAGCGGGGCGTCTTATGAAACGGGTTATGTTATAAACGCGGACGGCACAACCACAACAACATCTGATTTGTCTTGGTATAATTATTTTATCCCTGTTGAAAAGGGGGATATTTTAGAAGTAGTTGCAACTACAGGCGGGAGTAGTTCAGGCGCTGAAATCTCATTCCTAGCTCAAACAGATAGTAGCAAAAAGTTAGTGGCGAACCTTGCTAAGTTTTTAACAAATGGGGTAGCTTATAACTGGAAAACGAGTTCTGTAACTGCTACGCAAGCAGGCTTCATATATGTTCGTGCAAGAGTTGGCTTTCCACCGAAAATCAAACGCTACAGAACAAATTTCGTAAAATTAAGTTTGGTTGATCAGCTGGGCGGTGTTGCGTCTTACGATGCCTTAAGACAAGTTACAGATGCTACAATTGATTTATCAAATTCAAATGAGTATGACATCGGCTATGTTATTAATGTGGGTGGGGTGGTTACCCCGACAAACAATCCGACATGGCGAAGTTATTTTTTTAAATGCAACAAAGGCGATACATTTAAATATAATGGGCGAGTGGGGGACTCGACCCCTGGTTCACAAATGCTTTATATTGCCCAATGCGATGAAAACAAAGCATATCAATCAGCACTTACAGTTTATACCTCTACAGGAAATAGTAATGTAATCGCTGAAATAGCGGGTGTTGCTACTCAGAGCGGTTATGTATATGTTCGTGCACGCCTAAACGATGACTTAACTCAACATTTCACAATTACAAAAGTTTCGCCTAAGTTCGGGACAAATGATGATGTATCTGAATTAACCTTCCAAGTGCAACAATTGACCGAGGATGTAAATAGCGTTGTTGGCTTGATCAATGATACTGTTCAGCAAAAAGTTAATGAAGCACTAGATAGTAATATTGATCAAAAGATTACTGACATCGCTACAGAGAAAGTTTCAGAAATTGCAGCAAGTACAATTGAGTCTAATGTTGCTGAAGCGATTGCAAACAGTGAAGTATCAAGTATTACTTTCATCGATTCTGAAATTGAGAAATTGCCGATTAAATCGTCATCGGATCACGGCTATAACTTTGCACCATTCACTCAGAACAACGTTGTGAGTTTTGGTGACTACCAATATGTAATATTAGTTGATGAAAATCGAAATCCGATAATTTTACAAAGATATAAGCTAGGTAGTTGGTCAACATATAATCTTGCGAATGTAACTGACAACCCTTTAGCAGCCCCTAACGTTCAAGACGGACATAATAATTTTTCTATCGGTGTTACTAAAGATGGTTATATCTTAGTTTCTGGAAATCATCACAATAATACTTGCCGTTGTGTGATTAGTCAGAATCCAAATGATATACAGAGCTGGTCGAAAACTTCATTTTCAACATCCACAGCAATTACATACCCACGTTTTTTAAGACATCCAGATGGGACCACTCAGGCATTTTGGCGTGAGGGAAGTTCAGGAGATGGGGCTTTCTATTCTGCGATTTTTGATGATGCTAATAAGCTTTTTAACATCAAAACTAAAGTAATTGATCAGGCTTCTGCAGTTGTATCAAGCCCTTACGAACAATCAATAGGCGTTGGTGATGATGGCTCATTGCACTTGTGTTGGGGGTACCGAGCACAATCATCTTCAGCTAACACAAACTTCGGTATGTTCTACGCCAAATCTACAGATAAAGGGCTAACTTGGACAAGTGCGAGTGGTGCAAATTCTTATGCATTGCCGTTGAATGATGTGAACTCAGAGAGAATTTATACTGCAAATCAAGGTTCTGGTTATGTGAATCAAAACGGGGGATGCTGTGATTTAAACTCTCGATATCACACTGTAATCACTCAATATGACAGCAATGATAAAACACAGATTTGCCATATCTGGTTTGACGGTTCAATCTGGAAAAGTGAATTTGTTAGTGATTTTACATTTAAATATGATTTGTCTGGTCCTGTAACAACCAATGAGCTTTCTCGCCCATTAATTTGTGTGTCACAAACTGGCAAGATATTTATTGTGTATAGAACTTCAAACATGGGGCGCGCAAACCACGTCCGCTGTATTGATGTTACTACGCCAAATTCTCCAAGGGACTTTTGCCTTGCAAAATTCAATATGAAAAAGTTAGAGATAGCTTTGAATACTGAGTATGCGATTAAGAATAATGAGATTGTAATGTTGTTGTCTCGAGGCGGTGATGGCGTCACAAATGAACTTTGGAAAAATCAAAGCGCGTATTTACTTACAGCACCTTTGCCTATTTAACTTTCAGATTTTTAAAGCCCCGAACTAATCGGGGCTTTTTACTGTCAACAGATTTCGATACAGAAATTAAACCAATCAATAAAATGATGAAAACATTAGATTGGTGGCAAAAATGAACGACCCTTTTACAGCTAAATCCCTACCATGGGTTTTAAAAATCTGGGCAGCGGTGATGGGCGGGATTCTTGCCCTCATGTTGAGCGGTGATATCAATACAGATGGGATGATAAAAATAAATCGTAGTGTCATTTTAAAACTATTTATTAGCATCACTATTAGTTTGTATGGTGGCTCTGCATTTATTGAATATTTTGAATTAAGCCATTATTCCCACATGGCCCAAGGCTTTGTGATGCTGATTTTTGCCGTCTTTGGGATGCTGCTTATTGGTATTTGGTACCAAGCGATTCAATTATGGAAAGGTAAAACAATGAGCGCTTTAATTTTTGAAATTAAAGAAGCGTTCAAGGCCATATTCAAATAGGAGAATGCCCATGTCAGTGGATAATGCAGAAAAAGTTGCACAGGCTTATTCGTGGTTACGTGCAATGTCTGGCGGCAAACTTACACAAGAACAAGTAGCTGCGGGCGATTCAATCATCGCAATGAATGGCCTTAATACGTTTGCTCAAGTTATTGGCTATAAATTGGATAATACCGTTACAGGCTTCCGTGATATCTCCGAAAACGGCTATAAGCTTATAAAATCGTTTGAAGGATTTGAGCCAAAGGCATATCAAGATACTGGCGGCGTTTGGACAATCGGATACGGAACAATTAAATACCCAAATGGTACACGTGTTAAGAAAGGGGATATATGTACGATGGCTGAAGCTGAAGAGTGGTTGAAAAATGACTGTGCTTGGGTTGATGCTTGTTTAGATAAATACTTAAAGTTTCAACCAACACAAAACCAGTTTGATGCCTTAGCTTCGTTAGTCTACAACATCGGTGAAACGGCCTTTTCCAAAAGCACAATGTTAAAACATCTTAATGCAGGCGATACAAAAGGCGCGGCCAATCAATTTGATAAATGGGTTTATGACAACAGCAAGGTCATTCCGGGCTTAGTGAATCGTCGTGCTGCAGAAAAGAAGTTGTTTCTAACATGAAAGTCTTTCATTGCAAGCGGACCAAGTTTGCACTTCTTTTAAGCGTATTGTGCATCCTCTTTTCGGGATGCACAGCGCATTCAATTAGTAACAACATTCAAGTATCATTGTGCGTAAAAGCATTATGAGTTTTTTAATAATGACGCAAGTGATGATCAAAGCCTATGACCATGCAAATACTAAAGTCATTGACCTTTTGGCTGAAGTAGGCAAGGGTGGCAATATTCTTAAAGTTTTTGATTATAACGGTAATGAACTATCTATAAATTTGGATGGTACCGTAATTTATAATCGTACCCGATGGCGTTTACCCGTTAAAGTAGATTTAAAATAAAGCCCCTATGTAGGGGCTTATTGTTATGCAGCATTTAGCATTTTTGCTATTTCCGATGCGGTCGGGTTGTAATAAGTATTCACTAAAACACTAATTGTTTTATGACCTGTGATTTTTGCGAGAATTTCCACGGGTAAACGGTATTCATGAACGAATCTTGTAATTGCTTCATGTCTTGAATCATGGAATGTAATAACCCCATCCAAACCAACGCGACGTAAATTACGTTGCCAAATTAACCTAAATGCGTTCGATGTAAGTGGAACCATTCGCATATCGTTTGGATCCTCTGGCAACCAAGAAAGCATTTCTTTCGCCTTGGCCGTTAAGGGTACATCACGTGAAGAACCGTTCTTAGTATCTAATAACCGGATGAAGTCAGTAAAAATTAAATGCTTTTGTACGCTGAGTATTTCGCCTTTGCGCATTGCAGTTTCAAGGGCAAATAGGAATGACCATGCAACACGGTGTCTTGGCTGCGTGGGTGTCTTACCCCATTCATAATCCAAGCCTTTTACAACTTTATCAATGTGGTCCTGATTAACGCGTTGATGCCTTGGCGGCGGTGCCGAAGGTTTAGTGATTTCTTTAAATGGATTTTCTTTAGTTAAAAATAATTCTTTTCGTGCAAAGTCAAAAACTGAACTGTACATAGCCATTTCTCTGATGACTGTTGCACCTTTAACTTGCTTCAAGCGCTTATCACGCCATTGCTTAACTAAAGCAGGGGTTAGGTCGTGTATAGACTCATCCGCTAGTTCGCCCCAGTTTTTCTTTAGACATTTGAGCATTTGAACAATTAAACGGGCGCTTTTCATTTTGCGGCCTTCTTCCTGATAGTACATATCAAAAAGGGCTTGAAAAGAGATGTGGATTTTTTCAGGTTCTGAAACTGGTTGTTCAGATTGTAATTCTAATAGTTTGGTTGCGGCCCACTGTTCACATTCACTAGCTGTGTCACGTGTGGCTGCGTAACGTTTACCTTTGAATCGAACTTCAATACGCCAAGCGTTGCCGCGACGGGTCGGTTTCTGCATTTTTAACACTCCAAATTTCATGGTGGCGCACTGCCGACAAAAATTGAAGATGTACAAATGACACCCACTTTTTTGGCGGCGGCACGGAAATATAAAGCGTTTTTTAATGTGAAATATGGATATTTTGAGTACCCATAGCTGACCTATCGACAATAAAAAACAAGCCAAAAGGTTACTGGAACCTTTCAGCTTATTGATTTTTAACAACAAGTTTTGGAGCGGGAAACGAGACTCGAACTCGCGACCCCAACCTTGGCAAGGTTATGCTCTACCAACTGAGCTATTCCCGCAATGTGAGCACATTATAGAGTGTTTCATTAAAGTGTCAACACTCTTGTGATCTAATTGAACGTTTAATCAGCACGGCGCCAAACTGTACCTTGACGTGTATCTTCTAATACCACACCTTGGTCGAGCAAAGACTGGCGAATACCATCCGCTTTAGCAAAGTCTTTTGCTTTTTTCGCATCAACACGTTGTTGAATGAAATCTTCAATTTCAGTATCAGACAAAGCAAGCGCTTCTTGTCCAATATCAGATTTTAAGAAATCATCTACATTGTGTTGTACCAAACCTAAAATGTTGGTGAGGTGACGTAAAGTTGAATAAAGCACAGTCGCTTGGTCAGCTTGCTCTTCTTTTACAGCACGGTTTAACTCTTTATTCAGTTCAAACAATACAGCCATTGCTTCGGCAGTGTTGAAATCATCACACATTGCATTGTTAAAACGTTCAATAAAGCTTTGATCAAGCGATTCAGTTGTCGTTTGACCATACACTTGTTGGTAAGCTTTAAATGAATGATAGAAGCGAGTTAAAGAAGTTTTTGCTTCTTTGAGTGCCACATCAGAGAAGTTCACAGGACTACGGTAATGTGAAGATACAATAAAGTAGCGGATCACTTCAGGGTGGAATTTCTCCATCACGTCACGAATCGTAAAGAAGTTGCCTAAAGACTTAGACATCTTTTCGCCGTCAACATTAATGAAGCCAACATGCATCCAGTAGTTTACATATTGCTCACCAGTCGAAGCTTCACTTTGCGCAATTTCATTTTCATGATGCGGGAACATTAAATCTGAACCACCACCATGAATGTCAAAGTGATTGCCTAAGCAGCAAGTCGACATTGCAGAACACTCAATGTGCCAACCTGGACGACCATTACCCCAAGGAGATGCCCAAGACGGTTCATTTTCTTTTGCATGTTTCCAAAGTACAAAGTCAAAAGGGTGTTTCTTTTCAACTTCTACATCAACACGCTCACTTGCACCAGCTTGCATATCATCAAGCTTACGGCCAGAGAGGCGACCATATTTTTCAAATTTGGTGACTTCAAAATAAACATCACCATTTGCAGCAGGGTAAGCAGCGCCTTTATTAACCAAATTGCCAATCATATTTTGCATCTGGTCGATATATTCAGTCGCTTTAGGTGCTTCATCAGGTGCAGCACAGCCTAAGTTCGCTGCATCTTCATTCATTGCATCGATGAAACGAGTGGTGAGTTGTTGGATTGTTTCACCGTTCTCATTCGCACGTTTGATGATTTTGTCGTCAATATCGGTAATGTTGCGAATGTAGCGAACATTCCAGCCTTGACTACGTAAGAAACGAATAATGTAGTCAAATGCAACCATAACTCGAGCATGCCCGATATGACAGTAGTCGTAAACGGTCATACCGCAGACGTACATATCGATGTGACCTTCTTTGCGAGGTACAAATTCAACTTTTTTTCGTTGCTCAGAGTTATATAAAACAAACGGTTGCAT